TCCTTGCGAACAGCGAGCACCACCTCTGACTCATCACCTTAACCAGCGGTTGCCAGTAAGTTTATTCAGTCACTCCCATGTTGCGTCCAACAAATATAGTATAACATAAAAAAAGAGGGTGTCAACCCCCTTTTCTTGGATTGTTTAGATTCCAACTTTTGATGTTAAAAACATCAAGGTAAACCCATTTTGCATAATGAATCCCACGATAACATAAAAAAGCAAACACTTTCTCAGGGTTATGTATTTCTGGATCGAAATCTGGGATTTCGGGTGGTTCCCACCCAATGCGTAACATTTGTCTTTACCTCCTGTAACAATTATTTATAATTGTACAGTAATTGTGCTTCAGCGTAGATTAGTGTCAAGAAAACTACGCTTGCGAGTAAGATTTCTGAGACTACTAACATCTTACTTGCCCCCTTTTACAGAGACTTTTCTTACAACCTTGAGACCACGATACATTAAATCGTGATTTCTAGCTTGCTCTGCTTGGGCAAGCACTTTTGCGTTGTATTCCTTAGAGTCGTACTTGACTCCTCTGTATGTGACAGTTGCCATTTGGTTTCTCCTAAAGTAATTGGATTTTTACACCTTTAACCCGTGAGGGTGATCCGTGTTCCCGTTCCTTCAGTCGGCTTTTGCGTCCTTAAAACACATTGGATCTGTATGTGCAATAACAACCCTTGTTATTTCTAATTGCTCAGATTTATCAGGATTATTTCTTGCAGAGTCTATTAGTTCAGAAGCATGCTCACAATTAAGTGGTGCTCCAATCGCTATTAAACTAAGAAGAATGTGGTACATAAGGATGAACGAACCCGTTCCGAGTCGGCTTACTTGCGTCCAATGATAAAAGTATCACACTCACCATCGACTTTCGTACGAAGGTAATCTATAAGATACTCATGAGCATCAGAGTTAAGATTCCTATCGCTAAGTATCTCAATTCTTTTTTGATTCCAATCTGAACAAGACATTTCCCAATGAGAAGCATTATGTTCAACTAGAAGTGATGCCAGTAGCGTGAGTTCTATCATTTGGATGAACGATGTGTTTATTTTAACACATTCAGACTATATAGGCAAGTAATTTTGTAATATCTGTTACAATTTTATAAAATTTTTAGATTTTATGAAAAAATTTAACTAGTTTTGACCTAAATATTTGGTTTTATTCACCTATTGTGTATTGACACATACCAGATGTTGGAGTAAACCATCCTGTCAATACATATTTGTCACCGCTTAAGGGAGGATTGCCTCTATGAAGATGTGTCCATGACCCTGGCCAAAGTAAAGATGTATTCCTCTTTGGTCTCATTCTTTTTCTTTGATATAAAAATTCTGTTTCTCCTCCCTCTTCAACATCATTTAGATATATCATCCACACAACCGCTCTAGAACTCTCGTAATAACCTGTGTTTTCACAATGCCATTCATGATATCCCTCCGACGGTGATGTTTTTTGTAGAATCGTACATCCACTAGTCCATTTTGGAAGTGAGGTCAGATAAGGGTACTTATTTACGTAAGGAATTAAAGATTTGTTAATTAAATCACTATTAATTTGCATTGCTAAATCAGGCCAAAAAGGTTCGATTGTTATCTGTTTATCTTGTCTATGTGATTTAGAATTAACATTTTTATAATCAACATCATAATTGATATTATTATCAATCATTGTTATCAATCTGTCAATTGTGTCATCATCTAATACATTATCGTACGCACAAATAAAATCTTCCATGTTACCCCTGATATATTTTCCAGTATTCTGGATTTATAAACCCTGTTGAAAATTGTAGGTATTCTCTTTTAAGAACACAAGTTACATCACCAACAATTGCAAGTCTCTCACCAATAAATCCCTCTATGGCTTCTGTACTATGTTGTAACGTGCTTGGAAAAAGCACTACATGCCCCTCTGGTGGGTGTATGAAGAATGTTTCTGCATTTACTTCGTTATGCTCCTCAATCATCTTTAAATGGTCATATTTACCCTCTTTATTACCAAGCCATAAACTATTTTTGTGGTGAGGGTTCATAAATTTAATTTTATGTGATTTTGGAGGGGTATTCAAATAATATACGAATGAAATATGTGCACATGCATGTATATGCCAAGGGATCGACTTTTCATCTGACCTTGTTCTAGACAACCATGTTTTAGTGATAATGTAATCAAATATATTTTTGTATTTTAAGACATCTGATGTATATTTACTAATATGAGATATAATTTCAGAAAATAAATCTTCTAAACAATCCTCATGATGTATTAATGGATTACCCACATTTTCACTCACACTATTATTGACATCATCCTCCTCATAATCAAATTTATGATACACATCATAAAAATTTTTCTTATATTGATCATGTTTACTCATCTCCCCGACATAAATTGTCGTGGGGAATACGTTAAAGACTTGCATTTTTAAAAAACCCTACAGTTCAAAAAATGGCCCGAGTATTTTTTCGCCATATTTTGAAACTATCTTCGCTTTTTCTTTTTACTATCTGTTGACGATGCATAACCCCACTGAGCGGGTGAGATAGTTCCTTTACCATAATCAATTGATTGTAAAGCACCCATACCATAGGTATCAAAATATAAGTCAAATATGTTTGATGCCTTTGCGGATCTCGTTACGTCTAAGTAATCTTTACCATCTACTTTATAACGAATGAGTCTTGCATCAGTTGGCAATGACCTATCATGAGCCTGCTCAAGTGTACACTTCTCAAGTATCACTTGACATGAATATTTTGATCCATCTAGTTTGTCAGACACTTCTTTCTTCTTAGTTTCTGTTTTTGTCATTACGCATCACCCCAAACAATATCAGGATAAGCGGTTGATACGACCTCTTTACTTATATTATATTTACTCTCAAGTTTACCATCTTTTACAAGAACAACAATCTCTGCCTCAAGAGGGTGTAGACCTTCAAGAATGTTAATGAACATTGTTTCACGACGAATCTGATTCAAACGATCATCTCCACCTTTCACGAAACGATAAAAATGTTTTGATTCACGACGAATGGTTGTATGTCCTTGTTTATCGGTGACTCCTAAAGAAAAGGATCCGATCTCATGCATACGACGAACTTCTTCTGATATTGCCTGACTAAGTTTTACCTTCTTGCTACTTTGATCATCATAGCCTGTGTAAGGAACTTCTCCCTCTGGTAAAGCAGACACAATTGTCGTATCAAAATTCCATTTTAATACTTGTTTAATTGATAACTCCGAATATTTTTGGAGCACTTCAACTTTTTTTGCCTTTGTTCTTTGCTTAGATGCTAAGTCAAACACTTCAAATACAAAAGGCATTCTTGGTAGTTCTGGAAGTTTTGCAACTCTAACCGTTTTAGGTTTGGTAGTCGTCTTCTTCGCTGTTTTCGCTGTCATAATTTTCAAATCTAAATGCAACAATATCGTCAGGTATCAAGTTTCCTTGAATATCAAACATTTCGGGATGTGGCCTTGGAATTTCCCGATAGTTTTTCATATACTCTCGTGCTGTCCAACCAATTAATATTCCTGTTAAAAAGAATAATAGTGTAACAAAAGAACCTATGACTAAACTAATCTCTACTGTCATCTTTATCTCCGGAGGATAGTTTTTTTACATTCAATGAGAATGCAAAGTTAATTTGTATTTCTCTTTTAAAGAAATTAAACAACCGATCAAAATGCATTTGAAAGGTTTTAGGTTTCTTCTTACCTCCTCTTAAAATGAGTTCCACCCCACGATCGAAATGGATGTTGGTATTATTTAGTGGATCAGGCAACCTTTTGTTGCTCTTTGAGGAATTTAACTGTTTCAACTGACCCTCCTAATTTTTTTCCGTCACAAGACACTTGAGGAAATGTAGCTCCCTCTCCAAATTCTGCAATAAATTCTTCCCTTGTAAAGTCTACTCCTAAATTATAGACCACATATGTACTACCTGTCAACCTCAGTACTGTTTTAATTCGATCACAATGTCCGCATCCTTCCTTTGAGTAAACCGTAAAGTTCATATGACCCTTAAAATAGTAATTTATAATTTTAATGTTTTCTTAGTATAGCATACTTTTAATTATATGCTTGGATATATGACTAACGATCCAACCATGCCACCATGATTAGAGGTACAAGCATAATATAAAGTGTTCGGTGCTGAGTAAGGAACTGCAAATTTGATGACTCCAACTGCTGCTTGAGCATTAGTTATTCCAGTAGTATATTCATTACTAGCATTCCATGAACCAGATGATGTTTGAATACCAAACCCATGACCAGATGCATTCAT